AAGCACCAGGTAGTTCCATTGGCACCCATATGCCAAGAAACGGGTTCCCTAGCCAGTAACCTTCAGACCTAATCAGTCTCAAGATAGAAGGATTGCTCCTAAAATCCGTTTAACCGCTGCCTGCTCGCCCACTGTTACGGGTCTATCCGACCCACTAGTTCCACCGCCCCCTGACATACGGGATCGCTCGGCGAACCGAACGAACCTCACGAGGTTCACTCTCAGAAGTTACTGGGAGCCTAAGGGTGCGCTACGGACGGAGGTAACACACACATCCCAAAGGTCTTACCCCGGGCATCACAGAGTTGCCAATGGCCTGATACCGACCCCGAGTTAGAGAATCACTTCTCTAACTCTCTAGAGGTGGGTTATCAGATCGTCTGAACAGGCCAGAATATCGGTACCACTTCTTCAGTATACCCATCTGCTCCTTCGAGATATTATCTCGAATCGGCTTATGAATATTCCGAGGAAGCGGTAGCGACCCGAGAAGAGACTCGATTTCTCGAACCTCCGCCCAGAGTGACTCTAGAGTACCCCAGTCTAGGGAGTCTAGAGTCATTTCTTCTAGTTTGGTCCGTAGGTCCCTCGCAGCAATATATGTGTCGAGGAAAGTTTCTCTATACACTGTCTCATTAAGAGAATCGATAATGTGCAACGGGGTTGTACGCTCGATCCCAGGGTGGGAATCAGTCCGCCCCCCTTCCACAGGGGACGGAAGATCCTTAACCCGGGCAGCTTTATTAGAAACCTCCCGAGACATATAATGCTCCCGGTCCCGCTTGACTGTTCCTAGACGCTTTGCCTCCTCTAACAAAGGCTGCAAATCGTCTAGCTTTGAAAGGAGAGACGAAATCTCTTCCTTAAAGAACTGCCAAGTGAGAGTTTCGACCCTGTCGACTACCGAGGCATAACGTCCGGATACCGACTTCATCGGTAACCAGAACGCTAAACCTCGGTAGGCAGGGCCTAAGGGACCATAGTAAGCCAGAATGTAGTTACGCAACCGTTTTGGCAGTAACGTCAGACGTTTGGAGATATTGGCTTTTGCTCTAAATCCGTAACCTAGGACCGACATCGTCTG